CAACATCATGTATGAGGGCTAACATCTAAATGCCCCTAGAAAGCCCCATCCTCCGCGACGGTGACGCCGGATTCGCTGGTTATGCCAGCCGGATCAATCCGGTTGCGCTGCCTGCTGGCATGCTTCAGCTCTCGGAGAACATGCGGCTGGATCGCGGTGTGGCGGTAACGCGCAAGGGCGCCAAGCGCATGGCGGACGCTATCAGCGTGGCCAGCTCGCCGCTCACGGTGCCCTTTGTGCTGAATCCTGCGCCCAACGCGCCGGTCGTGCAGAGCGTCTACAGCGGCGGCATCTTTGCGGCCAGCGTCTACCGCTCACCGGATCAGGTGCAGTCTGCCGAGATCGTTGTGCTGGCGGGCGGCGACCGCGCTTACACCATCCTCCTTGACGACAACCAATCCTTCGCCGGTGTCTGGGCGGGCGGCTTTCTGGTTACTGCTGTGTCGCAGGGCAGCGAGGAGATCGTAGACGAGAACGGCGACACCATCGTCATCAGCGTGCTCCCGCAGGAGCTGGGCTACCCGACATCGCCGGACGAGGTGATTGAGCCGACCGACACGGTTTCCATGGTGCAGGCCAACGACCGCCTCTACCTCTTCCGCGAAGCCGACGCCTCGCGTCCCGGTTGGGTCATCAAGAACGTGACCACCGGCGGCATCACGGTGAGCGGCACCACGGCGACCGTGAACCTGACCGGCCACGGATTCCCCGCCGGTGCTCGCGTGCGCATCGAGGGGAGCAATGTCGCTGCCTTTGACGGCGTGGAATACGACATCGCCACGTCCTCAACGAACTCTTTCACGATCACTGTGCCAAGCGGCACCGCGACCGACGCCACGACCAGCGGCCGCACCATCCGCCGCGTGAAGGCGCCGCTTTATTGGGACGGCGTCACGACATCCTTTGTCCGCAGCCCCGCAGGCGTGCCCGCCGGAATGTCGGCGACCTTCAAAACCATGCGTTCGACGCCTTGGGGCACCTACGTCAACAACCGGCTGGTGCTTCCTGACGGTAAGAACAACGTGCTCATCAGCGATATCTTGGACGCCAACACCTACGATCCTTACTGGCAGAGCTTCCGCGCCGGTGCGGGCAGCAATGACTTCGTTGTCGCGGTGCATCCGTGGGTGGAGAACAGCTTCCTCGTCTTCTGCCGCAAGAGCATCTGGCTTGCGGAGGTCAACCAATTCGCCAGCGTGGACGGCGCCAGCACGGCCATCGACACCGCTCTCAGTAAGCTCACGCTCCTCACCGATGAGGTCGGCTGCGCCGCCCGCCGCTCCATCGCCACGGCAGGGCAGTTTGTCTATTTTCTCAGTGACTCCGGTGTCTACCGCTTGGACAGCCGCCTCGACTTGAAGCTGCGCGGCGACACCAAGCCTCTCAGCGACCCCATCGCCAACCAGCTCGACGACCTCAACGCCACCCTGCTCAAGAACTCGGTCGGGCTTTGGTATAGCAACCGCTACTACCTCGCCGTCCCGCTCGCCGGTGCCGACAACAACAACGGCGTGTTTTTATACAATGCCTTGAATGACCAGTGGGAAACCCGCGACATCTACGGCTTCGGCGTGGATGACTTCGTAGTGGCAACCCGCGCCAACGAGCGCCGCCTCTTTGTCAGCAACAAGGCCGGTCGCCTCATGCTCCTCGACGAGATCGAGGAAGGCGACCAGTCGCCCGACGTGCAGGCCGATGTCATCACGCCAGTCCCCGGCCGCATTGTCACCCGGCGCTATGGCATGGGCAGCATGTCAACGAAACGGTTCGTCCGCAGCCTCGCCGATGTCGTCTTACCCAACACCGGATCGGTCACGGTCAAAGCCATCACGATCAACCCCGACGCCACGATCACGCTGGTGCCGGGGCAGACCAACACGTCCGGCCTCGCGGAAGACTACACGCTCAAGCAGCCGATCCGGCAGAAAGCGCACTACTGCGAACTGGAATTTCTAACCACGGCCAACCGGCCGGAAATCCGCAATGTCTCTATCGAAGCCGCCGGCCCATCCAACCCGCCGACTGAGACAAGGAACGCAGCTTAACAACTAAGGAACAAACTCATGGCAACCGTAACCGCATCTTACAACTGGGTCTCAGGCGAGACCGTGACCCCGACCAAACTCAACTCAACCGCCGCGCCGACTGTCGTTGTCGCGGACAATGAAGTTACGACCAGCAAAATCTTGGACGCGAACGTGACTAACGCCAAGCTCGCCAGCGGAATCGACGCCAGCAAGCTCACGACCGGCACGCTGCCGATTGCGCGTATTGCGGATGGTGCTGTGAGCGCGGCAAAGCTGGCGGCGAAGGTTACGTTTCCGAACTATGGTGCAATATCGACCATCACTTACTCGTCAGGAACAGTCTATCAAGCGGCGTCTGATGGCTATTTGATGGTTCACGTCACGGGGTCATTCATGAATGGCATTGCCGTGTATGTTGGCGCAACCAGCTCGCCTAATTCAATGGTGTGGCGCTCGGGAGATGACATTAACAGCAACACAAAAGCCGCAAGCTCAGGGCTAATTCCGATCCCAAAAGACATTTATTACAAGATCGAAAATGGCGCCGTAGCTGGGAACATTATTGGCGGAACGGTCTACGGATATGAAACCGTTGAAGTCTATTGGATTCCAGTCATTAGCTAACCGATGACCCCATGGCAAAGCGCAAAACACTGGTGGGACAACCACGCAACGCAAGACTTCTGGGAGCTTGTCGGCGAGCATCTGTCGTCCGGCTTAGTCCACGCCACACCAGAAGTCTTTCTGCTGGCCTCGGAGTTGCGGTGGAACGCGGAGGAGAAGTGCTTTGAAAGCGGCGAGCCTAACTGCTGGTTCGTCACTCTGGCTGCTGGCGCTGCTGGCACAAACCCTGTGCGGGAGTGTCTGCGCGTGGCGCCGCATCCGCAGACCTATGTGGCATGGTGCCGCAGGGGGAGCTTTGAGCCGCGGGTATATTTGTGGGAACAACTAACTAAGAAAGTAAGGAGATAACATTATGGGAGGAAAATCATCAGCACCAGCACCGCCGCCGGCACCGCCGGCGCCGACACCAATCGATTACGATCGCATGTATGCCGCGGCGACGCGGTCGGCCATCCAACAGATGCAGGAGCAGGAGCGTTCGCTCGAGCGTCTGTATCCCAAGATGACGGCCATGCAGCTCGGCACGGCCCGTCAGGTGGCCGGGGAGTTGGACAATCAATACCTCGCCCGGACCCGTGGCGTGATGGACCAGGAGCTGCAAGCGGCCAGCGCCCCCAGCGCCATCGAGGCGGAGATCCAGCGTCAGGCTCAAGAGGAGCTGATGCTCGGACGATCCCTCTCGCCGGAGCAGGAACGTGCGGCGCAACAATCCGCCCGCGGCGCCTTCGCCGCCCGCGGTCTCGGCACCAGCGCCGGATCGTCGGCCGCGGAGATCCTCAACCGCGACGCCATGTCGCAGCAGCGTCTCGACCAGCGCCGTCAATTCGCCCTCGGTGCCAACCAGCTCGACCTGGCCCGCCGCGGCCGCCGGATCACCCTGGCCGAAGGCTACGGCGCCCTCGACCCCTTCGCCCGCGGACTCAACCCGGCCTTCCAGCTGGGCTCCGCCACGATGGGGCAGGGCACCAACCTAGTCGGAGACACCTTCAACCGCAGCGTGCAGACCGCCGGCGGAATCGAAACCTTCAACCGGAATCTCCAGGGCAATATGTATAACTCCTGGCAGAACAACAATGCCGCGATCCAAGGCGCCAACATGCAAGCCGGCGCGACGCGCCAAGCAGGCACGATGAACATGATCGGCGGCATCGCAGGCGGGTTGCTCGGCGGCGCCGCCCTGGCCTTCTCGGACAAGCGGATGAAGAAGGACATCAAGCCGCTCGGCAAAGCCGGGAGCGTGCTTGGCCTGACCGCCTACGAATACCGCTACAAAGGCGACGACCAGAAGCGCGTCGGCTTTATGGCACAGGATGTCAAGAAGGTGCTGCCAGAGGCAGTGACCGAAGTGGAATACCAGGGCAAGAAACGGTTGGCCATTCGGCCGGCCGTGATCGGCGCCGCCCTCGCCGGAGAATTGATGACCGCCAAAGCGGCCTAACAACAAGGAGACAAGACTATGTTTAACTACGATCCCGGCGTGAACGATGAAAGCGGCAAGATCCTCGGCGGAGCGATCATGGGCACCGCCGAAACCAATGCGCAAATGATGGGCGACCTCGGCCAAAATATCGGCAACACGATCGCCAGCTTTGCCGGAGCCTTTGCCAACAACAAAGCCCTTGAGGCCAAAGGCACGGCCTATGGCGACTTCATGAAGCGGCACGGCGACCAGCTGGG